AAGTTCTAATCTTGATTTGACCATACTATCAAAATTGTTTCTTGCCTTCTGCATTAACTCTTGTTGTCTCTTAGCATTGATATGGAAGTCCTCACTAAATCTTTTATATAACTCTAAGGCTTCAGCATTACCTTTCGATAATGGCAATCCTTTGAAAGCATGTGGCTTATCTGTGGTCGTTGCTATTTCAAACTTCTGTGCATCAGTCAGTGGTGTAACCCAGTGTGTCTTAGAGTATCTCTGTGTAGATGCACCAACTCTTGCTACTGGTTTACCTAAGAAGACTAAAGGTTTAGTCTTTGGGTTTACTATAGGTTTAGTTTTCTTCTTTAGTTTAATCATTATGTTTCACATGGAACTATATCACATTGAGATTAAAAATTCAAAACAGATAATGAGAGAGACGCTCGTGAATTTTTTAAATCGAAAAAAATCTAGAAAAAAAATAAAATATATAGAAAAACTATAAGATTAGTCTCGAAGACTAACAAGTTCTGTTGGTAGATATAATAAATACTATCAACTGGTGCAACAAATGTTGCAATCATATATTTTAAGACACCCCCCACCCCTCATATTTATTTGATGCCTATGGGGGTAAAAAAAATTCTGCCTATACTCGTGTAGTTGTCAGATTTTTTCTTCAAATTTTTTTGATTGGATAATATCGCCAATCTTATCGTCTAAACTATAGTCCACCACATGTTGCAGAAATTCTTCTGTGTGGTTTAATATAAAGTCTCTACCTGCTTGAACATCTGTTTTAGTTATAGGTTTAACTTTAGGTTTCATTAGGTCTATTCCTAAAGCCTTTAATTGCTTAATTATCTCTTTTGGAAAGCCTTCAGTCTTTGGTTTGAAGTTCTTAACTAGAGATTTAAGGTATATGGTTTTATTAATCATAATCATTACTCCTATTCTAGAAACAAGAGGTCAAGGAAAGCATCATCATAAGTATATTACATAAGTGTTTGATGATTATGTCTTTCTATTGCTCTTATTAACTTTAAGTTTGTCTTTAATTAGTAGTCATTACTACAGTAGTGGCACTTTATTGATTTATATGTCTTTTTTAAAGGCAACCTATTTATCCACCATTTGTAATATATTGGGAAACCATAGGTCGGACATATCAAGTAGATGATATTGGTCTGATAAATTTGCAGAGTTACAGTGTTATTCTCACAAGAAGATGCTTTATCTAAGAGGGGTACTTTAATACCGCCTTCTAATAGGGGTACTAATTAAAAATTGGTTCTAGAGTAGTCTCCCAATCTAGAACCCCCAGATTTACTGCAGTTATACTGGATAGGTTAGAGCTTAATCCAAGAGTTTTCATTATCGCCATTTCCGAAATACTGATTTAATTCAGTATTAAGAGTATCTTCTTTTCTATCTCGGTAGGCTTGGTCTTGGTCTTTAGCTAATTGTTTCTGCCAATACTGACAAGCAATTTGCAAAGCATCAATTCGGTCATCTTGGGCTAAAGTATTAGCACCTTTTTGTAATCTACTTATTTGATAAAATAATTGATATTTTAATGCTTGTTCTGGTGGGTACAATTCATTCGTACCTTCGTAGTCATTCTTAATGACATTCGCATCTACTATAATTCTGTGTTGAGATATTAAAGGTTCTAGTGTGTCTAATATTCTTCTGTGTTTATTTGTTGTTTGTCTAACTAATTCTGTTGTGCATTTATATTCTTTATTTAAGTAAGGTTGTAATAAGGCTTCAAACATACCTTGACCAAAGTTTTCCTCAATTAAGATTTTATTAACTTTATTCTTTTTAGCTATTTGAGTTAGTTTATTTAAAACATGTTCTGTGTAACCTGCACTAAACCCACCTGCATCTAATATAAAAATATTTCCATTTAAAAACTTTGTGACTACATAACTAGTCTCATCTTTACCTTTACCTGCAGGGTCGATAGACATCACACTGCCAGAGTAAGGTAGCCACTCTCCTTGCGTCTGCATGGGTCTGTAATAGGCATCTCCTTGCAATCCTACGCATGGTAAACCTTCTTGTTTTAATTCAGGACTACTAGCCCATATAATTTTTTCTGGTGCAGTATCAGGGTTTAAAGACATAACAGTTAAGTCAGCTAACTTTAAAGGAAACTTATTTAAGTCATTTAAAGTTGTGTCTAACATAAACTGCATGTTAAACGATAATCTTCCATAACTAGCTTCTCTTGCTAATAAGTCTTTATCATTAAATCTAATAGGGTCTACTGGTTCTCCTATTCTCTTATATGTCCAAGTGTTCCCAATGATGGGTGCTAAACTTGAACCATAAGACTTCAACTGATTTTCAGTTGGGTATCTAGCAGTCCAAAAACGAACTTTATAACCTCTTTCTTGAAGTTTATTATAGATTGATTGTTCGACTTGGGGTGTGCCTAGAAATATAATTCTTGATTGTTTTTCTGGTTTAATGATTGCTTCAAATTCTTTAATTGCTTCAGATAACTTTTCTCTCATTGTTTGAGTTTGAGTATTTCCTGAAGTTTCAACATCATCACAAATAACAAGGTCAGCTCTAGAACCTGTAAGCTGTGAAGTAATACCTAAAGATTTAACTGAAGGTTGATGTGATGCTAATGCAGGTGCAACATCAAAACTTATCTTAGATTGTCTTTGACTAACCTTTGGATAAAGGTGTTCTAATATTGGCATCTCCTGAAGTAATCTTAAACAAAATGTACTAAAGTCATCAGCTCTATTCTTACTACCTGATACAACAAGTACATTAAGCTGTGGGTCTAAAAGTAAACGCCATAAAACATAAGCACTAGTAATCCATGACTTTCCACAACCTCTAAAGGCACTAATTATCTGTCTTTGTGAACCATGTTGTAAGTAATCTGCTATATCGTATTGAATAGGTGTGGGTTCAGGTAATCTTAGATGCTTCCAAGTAATGTATAGGAAGTTTCTAAAATCATTAATTTTTGATAACTGATTTGGGTTTTGCATTAAATGGCATTTCGTCTATTAACTTTTGCAATGGACTGTCGTCAGTAGGTACTGCATCTATTCCATTGTCTCTTAAAAACTGTCTGGCCACATTCAAATCTGCTGACTTAGCGTCAGGTTCATTAATTTTATCAAGTAATTTTTCACATAATATAGTGTGAAGGTCTCTTAATTTATCATTACTCATGTTTTATAACCTTATCTTTATTAATTCCTTTTTGAATTTTGTAACCTTGTGTTCCATTAGCACCAGTATTAACTTCTTTTTTTAAATTTCTAAATAAACTCATTTCAACAATTTTTCTGTAATTATCTTTAAGAAATTTTTCTAACAATTTTGTGTCTCTCATTTTCTAACACTGTCTATAAAATTGTAGACCCTTCCAAACTGTTTATCAATATTTTCTAATTCATTTAACATCATGCTTACGATTGTTCCAAGTTCAATTATTGAAATCAAAACCCATGTACTTAAACCCATTAGTATTGTGCCTAACAAAGCAATAAACATTGTGTTAGTTTTTCTTGTCATAGCCAGTATAAAAATAAAAGACCCAAAAAAACTATCAAATTTTTGTAAGGCTTACTTCTGTGAAACCAAAGTAAATCTAATGTATCTGGTAATGTCATTATATTTTTTCTATTGTTAATTCTTTGCACTCAAATCTGACTGCTAGTTTTCTTTCATTGATGTCTGTAATATCTAAAGTTTTTAAACTTGTATAAGCCTGAACATATCCATTTATTACACATGAATAATGGTCATCATGTTGTGATATTGTTTGATTTTCAAAACACACTCCAGTTATGCTTGAACATAAGTGAAGTATTAAAACAAACTTAATCACTGAATTGAAAGAAACCTATAACCCCTGCAACAAATGAACCTAAAATTAAAAGAACACTAATAGCACCCTTACCTTTTAAAACATCTTGTCTTAAAGATTTAACTTCTGAACTTAATTCTTTAATACTGTCTTGGATTTCCTTCATACGATATGCACAAAGTTTCTCATG